CAGGGATATGTTCAGTACTCTAGATTCTCACATTCATCAGGTGCGTTACAGATTGATACTTTCGGACGCAATATGTGATGCACGTGAGGATTGTAAGGACGATATGAATAGTTTAAAATGTAAATTAGCATGGGAACGTGTATGCGAGATAGAAGATTCGGCGGATAGACACAAGGATTTTTATCAGTGACCGCATTTATCACAATATTCTTCATTACGTTGGATGAGGAAGACGTGATCATACATATGCGTTAAACCTAAAAACACAGCGACGAGACTTAACATCATCTTGGGACTTCGCACATTTTGACGAGACATGGACAAGATCGCCAAGATAATGGCGACAAAAATAATAACCCGGATCATTCCCGGCTTCGGTTTTAACACACTGAGGTCAAACGATTTCTTTTCTTCCTTTTTGGGGACTTCGACGATTTCGGAACCGGACGACATTTTATAGTATTACCTGAGAAATAAATGTTTTCTACAGACGGATTTATAGATGTCTTTGTCTCCGATGAGTTCGAGTTCGTCAGATTCGATGGTTCTTTTTGTAAATGGACCGGGTGTTCCATCCATACAATCCATACACAACGCTGATAATTTCACGACTTCATCCGCCATTGGGATACAATCTATGAGTGTTCCAAATTTTCTTTGTCTGTAATCACCGTCTAATCCAGCAAGTAACACCGACTTATTCTTACTGAGACACAATTCACAAAATCTCCTGAGATCTGAAAAAAATTGCGCCTCATCTACGGCTATAATTTCCGCGTCTTTGAATGTGTTTTTGTGTATGATTTCATTGAGTGTTTTTGTTTTTATACACTCAAATGTTATACCGTCGTGTGTTTTTACCACTTCTTCTGGCGAACGGGTATCCTTTGCGCAATTGACGACCAGTACCCGTTTGCCAATGATTTTATAGCGCTTAAGTCGTCGTATCAGTTCGGATGTTTTACCGGAAAACATATTTCCAATAATCACACTGACACTCATCTCTCTATAAAATAATATTGTATTTTTTATATGGGTATTCGACATAAGGCCACTTTTGGTGATTTCGATGGGTACTATTATCCAAGTAGTGGCCGTGTCAAGTTTGGGGCTTGGACATTTCCAACCATTACCATAGCACTTAAATATATTCAGGATCCCATGTCACCGTTTTATTCACCCCACAAGTAACTTAATGTCCGTTTGATATTTATATCGTTCCATACTTGATTAATAAAACCTCCACTGAATATTTTATTAAAAATATACATGTTATTTTAATAAAATATTTTAAATCATTCATTATTCTGCTCTAGTAACATTTTACGAATATTATCGTATAGAATACTTAATAATGCAATTTTATATGTAAGAAATCCAAATAATGTCGCTCCATAGTCAAATTCAAATGGGATTGGTGTGTGATTCCATATGCCTTCGCCCATAGCTAAACAAATTGGGAATAAAATGGGCATTTCCATGGTTCCTTTCTCTATGTTATCTACCTTGGAATACAACGTATCTAGGTATGCCAGTGATGTTCCCAGTCCTACGCCATATGATATTCCAGCTTCGACACCCTGACTTATAAAATAGGATACAGTCAACGATGTACCATAAATTACTGTTGTTTGTGTTAGCTTTCTTTTCAGTTTGATATATTCATCATTGTTCGATGTATGAATACCCTTTTTTAATGGCCGGGGTGAAAGAGAAGATCGTATGGAGAGCATCTATTATTGATATTATTTTTTATTTTAATTGAATTTATTCCAGTTTTCTTCCCATGATTTGTGGGGATATTTACGGACTACTCGCGAAATTCTGGTATTACATCTTCGGCAGTCTATTAATTTAAAGTCCCCCTCAAGTTCTGTTAGACACTTGATCCTGATGACTTTATGACCTCTACAATTTACACAACAACTTTTAGATTTGGGACGTTTTGGTGTTTTAAGTCTAGTTTCAGCTGAAAGTTCCAATGATTTTGCGTATAATTGGTATGCTGATATAATCTTGGTCATGTACTATAATATATACAAATCTTTATTCTTCTTCGATATTTGCGAGATAACTCGCCATGTTGAATATATCGGTGAAATAGTCAAAGGAAGCATCTACGAAATCGCCATCATAGTTTCTTTGTAATATGTTATTGGTGTCATATACCATAAATAATGCCATTAAACCCACACCAATTTTATAGAAGTTTTTAGACTTTTTCTTGGCAAATATACTATAAAAAAGCATAGCCAGAATTGCCCCAAACAGCATGAGACCAATGGGTCTCAGGTTCCAACCCATTTTGATTGTGATGGCACCAAGAACAAACATGAGAATGAATATTCCGATAGCATCCGTGAGTGCTTCTTTCGCATTAAGATCTCTGGACGTTAAAACGCCCATGAAGAAGGACAACAACGTAAAGAGTGCGAATTTATACGGAAGTTTTAATTTAATGAAGACGAGAGGAATTAATGTACAGAAAAATAAAATCAAATACATGAGCATATTTTTCGCCACGTGATCACTGAACCGCGGACTATCTATAATTCGTTGCGCTGTTACGTACGCAATTGTCCCCTGAAAAATAAGGTTACCAAACACTTTTGCCATGAAAGGAGCCTTTTCCTGAATCAATGTCATGTTTACATGAATGAAGAAAAAATATTAATTAAAGATTAATGACATGACATTAATAATGAGTACTCTCAGGGTTAAGAAATTGAAATATGATGCAATTATACCTTCACGAGGGTCTCCTTTGGCTGCTGGTTACGACTTATATAGTACATGTGATCTCAGTATTAACGCAAACGAAAGAGCTATTGTCGAGACGGGCATCGCAATTGAAATGCCAGAAGGCGTTTATGGACGCGTTGCTCCGCGATCGGGGCTTGCCGTGCGATCGGGAATATCCGTTGGAGCGGGAGTCATCGATAGAGACTACAGGGGAGAACTCAAGGTGGTCCTCTTCAATCAAGGATCAGAGTCATTCGATGTCAAAAAGGGGGACAGAATCGCACAGCTCGTGTTGGAGAGGCACGAGATGCTCGAAATTGAGGAAGTTGGCTTGTTGGAAGAAACCCACAGAGGTGAAGGTGGATTTGGATCTACTGGAGTGTGATTAATTTTTCTTTTTTGATGTATATGGTTTAATATTTCTCCCAGATATGGTCTTTCGGGTTACGGGACTCATGGCCTTTCTGAAATTATCCCTAACTTTGCGCACAAATGTTTTTAAACCGCGTTTATTAAATACGGTCTTGATTTTACCGTTATTCCCAACATTCGTACTAATATACACGCGTTTCTTGGGTTTAATATTTTTTTTGGCTACCGGGGTGAATTCCTTGTTGTACCACGTCGCGACGTTCTTATTCCTGTTGTTAGAATTAGATGCGCCATTTTTGTTATTTGAATTTGAATTTGAATTATTCGAAAGATTAGTATTCGGCGGTCTGGAGACAAGTCCCCGTCTCCGATTGAGTCGTTGCATTCTCTCTCTTCGTTGTCGTGCCTCGGTTTCGTTTTGAGTACGGATTCGTCGTTCGCGATCGGCTCGTGAAATTGGCATCGATACTTATAAATACCTCACATTAAAAATTTTATATATTGGGATTACAAGTTATAAAATTTTTTAGTTTATTTTTTTGTGTAGTATAGCTATTTAGCTTCCAAACGCAACGCCCCCAAGGCCATCCTTGATGCGTAAAATGTTGTAATTCACAGCGTAACAGCGTATTTGGGGAGAACCTCCACCGACCGGGTTCTTAATCATTAATTTAGCGTTATCGATGCGGGAAAAATTTAGTGTACCACTCGGTTGCGATTTATTGAGAGTTAAACCAAACGGCCACGTATAGAGGGGTGCCGTATCCAATACAGCGCTCGGGAGTGCGGACGTGTGCATTTCGGGGACAACGTTGTGGTGGAAAGTTTTACTGGTGTTTTCAAAGAGGGGAGTACCGTTGATGTACATTGTAGATTCGTCGAACGAATATTCGGTTTGCCACGCGGCGCCTGCGGATTGACCCGAGACCAAATGCACCGCCTTCGTCGGGTGATTGAAGTACGATAAGTCTATCTCTGTCGCTGTATTGGATGTTATTTGGTATTGAGTTTGTGTAATGAGTATTTCATGCTCTTGATCCGTGAAATACTTTCTTTCATCGGAGTCTAAATACACATACGTACCATAAACTTTGGGCGTTTCCGCCGGAGTGAATCCATCACGACACTTGACACGAACTTCAACTTCGTGGTATGCGAGACCACACAAGGGGAGACACTTGGTAAAATCCTCGGAGAAGAAGAATGGTATCATGTAATAATCGGCACTCGGTTCCACGGCTGTACCCCTGGCGTTACCCGGGACTTCGTTAGTACTAACGGCACACGAACCACGGGCACCATTTTCTTTATATAAAATATTATGAACCCCCTGGATGTACAACGAATCGAGGCGGGCGACCTCCTGACCTCCGATGTGAAGGCTGAATTCCGTGGGCGCGGATGCGGTATTGGAGAATAACCCATCGTTGTTCGTTTGAACATTACTGATACTCTGGGCTTCGATCCATAAATACGAGAGTAAATCTCCCTTGGAACGGATCGGAATAGTGACTTCGTTGTTAGAACCGAACGTACCTATGTAGTCCATTCGCTCTGGTTTTATGGAAAAGTTTGTATGGCGCTTGAAATTTTGTCGAAAAAAACTGACTTGGGGTTCGCCTGTTATATAGGCATCCTGAACACCGACACTGACAAGATCAATCAACGCAGCTGACATTTACTAATAATGTATATTAAAAATTTAGCTCGATTGATACACAAAGGACATGGTCGTGTTTCAGGCTCTCACATGGGAAGCACGGGACACGGAAGAGTGTGACGAACATCTTATCAGTATTTTTGGAAAAACCGAGGATGGAAAGTCGGTTTGCCTGACGACCAGCTTTACTCCATACTTTTTTGTTAAACTTCCAAAAGGTACATCGGAACAAGACGTTCAATCGCTATATAAGGAACTTAATACACTGAGACCCGGTTGTCTGGTGAGTTATAGTCTTACGAGAAAGAAAGATGTATGGGGATTTCAGAATAATGAAAAGTTTGCATTTATGCATTTAAATTTTAATAGTGTTGTGTCTAGGCGAAAGATCAATTCATTATTCATGTACAATGGCGATTTCAAAAAATACAAAGTGTATGAGTCGAATTTAGATCCCGTACTTCGGTTAATGCACCGAACTGGTATTGAATCAACTGGATGGCTTGATACGGGTTTGTCCTGTGTCAGATCACATCTCGCTACTGTAGATATCGATCTATTCTGTAATGATTGGAAAACCCTGAAACCAGTCGAAAAAACAACGACAGCCCCCTTTGTCGTTGGTTCTTTTGATATTGAAGCGAATAGTTCTACTGGTAAATTCCCATGTGCGACCATCATGGGAGATGCTTGTTTTCAGATCGCTATATCCTTATGTAAATTTGGATCCGACGAGCCATACGACAAAACATGCTTTTGTTATAAAAATACAGATCCCAATCTTGACGGGTGTAATATTTTTAGTTATTCTACTGAGCGTGAAATGCTGGAAGCATTCGCCAAATATCTTCATAAGATGGATGTCGATATTATATTGGGGTGGAACATTTATGGATTTGATATGGAATATATCTATCAAAGAGCTCAATTGGTTAAGTGTAATTTCGACTTTTTCAATCTGGGAAAACTGAAGAATCGTGAATGTGAAATGGTATATAAGAAATTGTCATCGAGTGCTCTGGGGGACAACGAATTAAAATTACTTCCCATGCCGGGAAGATTTGTTTTTGATTTGTTTCAAGAGGTAAAGAAGGGGTATAAATTGGATAGTTATAAATTGGACGCTGTATCTAAGGAGTACTTGGGCGATCAAAAAATTGATATGCCCGCCAAAGAAATGTTTAAGAGGTACCGCGAAGAAGATCCGGTAAAGCTTCGGGAGGTGGCCGAATATTGTATTAAGGATACACTGCTTCCTCATCGTCTTTTAACCAAATTATGTACCCTCGTGAATCTTCTAGAAATGGCAAAGGCTACCTGGGTTCCCCTCACGTTTTTGTGTGAGAGGGGGCAACAAATTAAGGTATTTAGTCAGCTATGTAAGAAGGCGAGAGAGATGGGTTTTATGGTACCGACCATCAAATACGGTGTCATGTCGGAAGATGGTTATGTTGGAGCTACCGTATTAGAGGCTACAAAAGGAGCTTATTATAATCCCATTACAGCTCTCGATTTCGAAGCCCTATATCCCAGTATAATGTGTGCTCATAACCTATGTTATTCTTCGTATGTGATGGACGAAAAGAACTATGGTAACATTCCGGGCGTCACATATGAGGAATTCGAGGTTGGAGACAAAACGTATAAATTCGCACAAGGCGTCCCGAGTCTTTTACCAAGCATTCTCGTGGAATTGAAACAATTTAGGAAACACGCAAAAAAAGATATGGCCGTATCTACTGGATCATTAAAAGAAATGTACAACGGTAAGCAGCTGGCCTACAAAATCAGTATGAACTCTGTGTACGGATTTACGGGCGTAAGTAAGGGAATGCTTCCGTGCGTCGCTATCGCATCTACGGTTACTTGTAAGGGTAGAAGCATGATTGAGGAAACAAAGAATTATGTGGAGGCCAATTTCCCGGGTTCAAACGTAAGGTACGGGGATTCCGTTACTGGTGATACTCCATTACTCATCCGAAAGGACGGAGTCATTAGTACCTCGAGAATTGATTCGCTCGTTGATATGTATAATCTTCGTTCTGATGGTAAAGAAACATCTTTGATAGATGCCGAGGTATGGACTGAAAATGGCTTTACACCCATTAAACAGATCGTAAGGCACAAGACATCTAAAAATATACACAGAGTTGTAACACATACGGGTATTGTCGATGTCACCGAGGATCACAGTTTACTCCTAAAAAATAAGTATATGGTCAAACCATCCGAGGTGGGACTCGGACAGGAATTATTACATGGAAATACCAGGGATGCATTTGAAACAGCCACGCGTATGATAAGTATTACACGAGAGGAAGCAAAGGTGATGGGTTTCTTTTTCGGTGATGGTTCGTGTGGCACTTATGAATGTCCATCTGGAATTAAACGAACATGGGCATTAAATAATTCTAATATGGATTATTTACTTGAAATACAGAAACTGTGCCCGTTTGAAACTAAGATATATGATACACTTGAAAGTAGCGGTGTATATAAATTATGCGCCATCGGAGATGTTAAATCTGTGGTTGAACGGTATAGAAAATTATTTTATAATGGCCACGGCGAAAAAATTGTCCCTCCGTGTATTCTAAATGCATTCCCCAACATTATAGAACGTTTCATTGAAGGATATTACATGGCTGATGGCGACAAAGCGGGTAACAGAATGGATTGTAAAGGCAAAGAAGGTTCTATGGGGTTACATCTATTGGGTAGAATACTGGGATATAATGTATCTATCAATACTCGACAAGACAAATTGAAAGTTCTGAGACAAACCTGGACAAAATCAACACAAAGAAGAAATCCGATTGCTATCAAAAAACTAGAGCTTCTTGGTGAGACGGACGATTATGTATATGATCTTACGACGGGATCCCATCATTTCCATGTAGGACCGGGTGAATTAGTTGTTCATAATACGGACTCTGTAATGGTTGAATTTGACGTAGGTGATCGCAAGGGAGTTGAAGCCGTAGAATACAGTTGGAAAATTGGAGAAAGGGCTGCCGAGGAATGTAGTGCCCTTTTCAAGGCTCCAAATAATCTCGAACTTGAGAAGGTATATTGGCCATTCTTTCTCTATTCTAAAAAACGATATGCCGCAAAGTTATGGACACAAGGTAAAGATGGTAAAATGAACATGGATTATATTGATATCAAGGGATTACAAGTTATTCGTCGTAATAATACAATGCATCTCCGAGAGGTGTGTAAGGAATTGTTCGATCTCATTCTCAATTCAAATGATACTGTACCACCCAAAGAATTGGCAAGACAGCGAGCGATCGAGTTATTATCGGGCGATGTTCCAAACGACAAACTAGTCCTTTCGCAAACGTTGGCAGACAGTTATAAGGTTAAGGGTGTTTCTAGGTCTGTCAATAGTGAGTATATAAATGAAATGAATCAATCCCACGTACAGGTTGTTCGTAAGATGAGAGATAGAAAACCCGGAAGCGAGCCACAAAGTGGAGATAGAGTACCTTTTATTCTTATTAAAACGGAAGATCCTCGTGCGAAGGCATTTGAGATGTCCGAAGATCCAAAATACGCAGCGGATAACAATATTCCTATAAATTACCATTATTATTTCGAAAATAAATTTTTAAATCCAGTCTCGGACTTACTCGATCCACTGTATGACGACGCTAAGCGTGAAATTTTTGGTGAGATTATCGATAAAAACAAACCCCCTAAAAAGGCACGGAAACGCAGTGAATATCCATCACTGAGTTCCATGAAAAAGGATGATTTAATCGAAGAGTGTAAGCAATTTAATATAGATTCAACCGGTACGGCTGCCGCGCTAAAGGAACGTCTAAAAGATGCACGTGCCAAGAAGGAAAATAACAGTTCGAGTATAGCAATGTTATTTAAAAACTACGAACAAAGTAATAGTAAGGAATAATGTTGTCTGATGACTTTCTACGCTCAATCGAGAGTGAGGTTGAAAAACAGGTCAATGATAAGGTAACCGTAATTCTGGGGGATATCGCAAAAAGGTGGAGTCTTCCATTGGATGCCCTTCTTCGGGACATACCAAGCATATCTACCGATACTCTAAACAGGGGACAGTGTCGGGGTGTCCAAAAAAACAATAAACGCTGTACTAGACGCGGCAAGAATGGTGGGTATTGTGGTTTTCATCTTTATCAAAAAAGAGCACTTTGTCCGGTGGTTGTAGAATCTCGTTTTCAGCACACACATGACATGTCAATTCCATTCATGGAGAATTGTCCGGCTTGTATCGCTATAAAAAATATTACACCACCCCAACATTCAACGGATCGTAATGAACTTATAGATTTGGATAATATACTATAGTAATGAGTAAATCGGATATTCTGCTAACATCAATCAATCACTTTTATGACGACACCGAGAATAAAACTATGTTAAAATCTATACTCGATAAATCCAGTGGCATATCACTTCGTAATTTGGAGTGGTTCATCACTAACTATGCAAAAAAGAATAATTTGACATATACGACAAGTAATGGTAAGTTATTTACTGTTCATTGTGCATATAAATCAACTCTCGATGGATATAGCAAAAAATTATTTGACCCATTTTGTCGTTCGGAAAAGATATCATATACGATACCGGGGACAGATGATGAAATTAGTACCACGGTTGCCCAACTCAATTTCATCAAATGGTGTATAAAAAATAAAGTGATTGATTACATTTCAAACAATAAAGATACGTTATTTAATAAGCGAGAGAAATAAACCCACCCGAAAATTTAAACGTTTGGTAGCCAGTGTAATATAAATGTAATGTATATGTATCTGTTAAACCGGATTTGAGATTTACCTCCAAATTGGTTTTATCGGATTTTAGTTGCGAAAAATCTAAGCTCCCCGATGGTTTCACATTCATTGGATACATCGAGAAGCTATAAGTATAGACATTCCTATAGGGACGAGACAATCGGGCTCTTATCGTTGTCAGGTACTTGTAATACGAATGGTTTGCGTCCGTTATATTTGGGGTGTCTTGTCCGTTGATATAGAATTTTGCTTTATCCATTACCGGATAAAAGAACGAATATAATTGATCAAAATCGAGTATAGATCCAAAATTGAATCTATTTTGAAAGTAATGATAATCGGCACTAATTGAACCTGGTATTTGATAACTTGCCAAGTAACTGGAATCCACACCCGGTCCCTGTGCGACTTCTATATTTTCAAAATCCTTGTTTCGCAAAAACCAATGAATACACTTTACCGGTATATTCGGAACCAATTGTAATTTCATTTGATCCTTGCCGACTTCGGTTTCCATGGTTGGGTGTTTCTTCACAACATCGGTGATTAACTGCGTCGCTTCTTTCATGTAATAGATTCTTTCTTCTGGGGTTATTGTCAATTCCTCTGTGATGATATCAAATTCCGGAACCGAGATAGTCGTGGATGAGTCCGTGAAGAAGGTTTGAGGGTGTAACACGAATGTAAATTCAAGCTTTTGTTTATGTATCGCACAAAGTGGGAAGAATGGTCTATTTGGTTGGTTTGTATCATATTCGTCTCCCGAATATTTTCTTGAAAAGAAGAACGGGAGGGGTATGATGAGATCGGTGTCATATTGTGCGTAAGCGCCGTTATCGACGGCACCATCATACGGAATGCCACGGTTAATCAATATCTTATTTGTAATCTTCTCGGACATTTCCATATACAACTCGTCATACAATATCATCCAATCGTCATATATAGTTTCCAATTCTAATTCATCAACCCTCATAGTAATCGATTTGAATAGATGTCTTCCCAATTGGTCAGCATAATTCTGACCATTCCCGGGAGCGCCGTTTATTTTTGGCATTTTTATTGAAATATACATATTACTCAATAAATCTCCCATGTTTTGTGGGTTCATGGTAACCTTTATGGTTTCACCAAATGGCCAGGTGGCTTTTCCTCCTGGATTAATGACGGGGGTGGTTCGATGATATTTTGAAAAATTCGAATGACGTTTCTCTTTATAGGTAAATAAAGACCTCGCCTTTTCGTCGTTGGATATAAGGTGGCCATCTTGCTTTCCTATCGCGTGAAGGCATAACATGGCTCCGGTGCTGGCACCGTTTATGTCGCACATACTACTTATTGCTTACATATTTTTAATATCTAATTTCCACATGTCTATGGGGGATGTCTGTTTCATAATTTCCAGTTGGCGTCTAGCTTCATTGGATTCTTGGATGAGCGACTTCACAGACTCTTCTGTGTATTGAACTGTTTTGATATTCAAGAGATAATCATAATTCCCATCAATTTTTGGGAAAATTTGTGATATTTGTCTTTCGAGATCCAACTTTTTCCGTCTGAAAACAACCAATTCTCCATCTATAACCATCAAAACGAATTTAGATTTGTAACTGCACAATGTTGCCTTATTTTCCAATACTTTAATGAGGTGGGATTTTCTTGCGTTGTAGTGTTTCATTCGTAATTCAATGAAATCAACGAGAATCTCCTCTGGACTTTTGTATTTGTATATTCCTCTTGTTGGATGAAATAGATGCATGTTCGAAGAGTTTAACGATCGTCTCAATTTTAAGTCTTTCATTGGATCATTACCCGTATAACCAACAATGTCAAAATCAACATTTTCGGTTGTACTGTTATTTGTATATGAAGTGATTGTCTTCTTCTCAACGAGAGTGTCGAGGTATTCTTTGTAATCCTGTGTCCATCTTCCCGGGGGAAGCTCGGTCACTTTAATCTTAGATCCCGTGTTTCTCCACACACCTTCGGCGATCCAAGCACCTTCATCACCTTCCCGTGTGATGGTACCCCTGAATCCCCTATACCATGGTTTCATGGGGACGATTGGTTTTTTATCAAGAACCCGAAGGATATTGTTTTTAATATCAAGTGGATTGAACGGCGGGACAAAACTAGAAAACCCCGTCCCGATACCCTCCGATCCATTGATAAGTATCGTGGGAAGAGTGGGCATATAATAATTCGGTTCGATCATTCTCCCATCGTCGTCCAAATACGTGAGGATCGCATCATCTCTATGGTCAAACAGTCTTCTTGCTTCTTTTGTAAGTTTGGTGAAAATATACCTCGTTTGACTCGCGTCCTTCCCACCCATCAGTCTCGTCCCAAACTGACCACAAGGTTCGAGGAGATTGATATTATTACTACCCATGTAATCATTTGCCAATTTCACAATTGTGTCAGCGAGGGAAACTTCTCCATGATGATATGCCGATGTTTCTGCGACGTATGCTGCCAGTTGAGCAACCTTCATTTCATTTCTGAGATCCTTTTTGAAACAAGAATACATAACTTTTCGCTGGGATGGCTTTAATCCGTCCGCAACATGAGCGATGGATCTTTTCAAGTCCGCGAGACTAAAATTGACCAAGTCTTTGTGAATGAAATTTGTAATTCCGAGTGATTGGATCGACCCATACGGGACTTCCAATTCATTTGGATTCTTTGCGGTATTTCTCAAAAGCCATTCTTTTCTTGCGTCGGCCTTCTTTTTGTCAAAAGCCAGAATAATAGATTCATCTGACATCTTATCCATTTCAAATTTTACCGTGAGCTGCTGAATTTGTTTGAAATATTCTCTCGCTTCCTTCGATGTGGATGTACCCAGACCCTTGTAATATTTGATCTTCCATCCGGATTTACCGTTTCCATACCACGTCCTAAACGAAGAATCTGTATAGAATGATTTGGTTTCCGAACCCTTCGTTGCCTTAATGATAGGAGTAACCATACTCACAACAAAGTTCATTTTCAATAGACTTGGCCAGAAATGATGTATCATATTCAAGATCAGCCCCTTGATATGAGACCCATCGTTATCAGCGTCTGTCATGATCATAAGACGACCGTAGCGAAGTTCGGAAACATCTGTATATTCTTTACCTTGTTGGAGACCTAAAATCTTCTTGAGATCGTTGAATTCCTGATTAGATGTTAATTGAGACACGGAAGCATCCCGAACATTCTTACATTTACCACGGAGTGGGAAAACGCCATAATGATCCCGACCAACGACCGAAAGCCCCGCGACCGCCAAAGTCTTCGCTGAATCACCCTCTGTCACGATGAGAGTACATTTCCCAGACTGCGCTGTACCCGCCTTATTTGCGTCATCTAACTTTGGAATGCCAGTAATTTTTGATTTTCTTGAACCGTCCGTCTTTTTGAGCTCTTTCATTTCCTTGAATTTTGACAATGCCAATAGTTCATCTTGAATTCCAGTCTTGAGTACGTTCTTGATAAAATTTTTTGGTGGTTCAAATTTACTTCCAAATTCTTGTGATTTTGATGTACATTCGGATTTAACCTGACTACTGAACGTAGGATTTTCGAGGGTAGCCTTTACGAAAACGTTGAATGTATTTTTCACTTGTTGAGGCTTTAGTTTGATTTTCTTCGATAATTCATCGATGATACCCGCCGCCAAAAAAGACGTCACATGATCCACATGACTCCCTCCTTTGTTTGTACAAATACCATTAACAAACGAAACCTGTTCAAGATTGTTATCCGATGGCCCAATACAGACCGACCAGCGGTCCGCGGTGACACTGGCGAGAGATTCCACACCCTCATACATCTTCGCATAGGATTCAAGATTCATTTTGGGTAACGGTTCATCTTGAAATTTTACCTTACAGTTCGGTGTGGTACAGATATTCGCATCATATACTCTTTTATGAAATATTCTGAATATAGTATTGTCCATCTGTTTCATCCCGAACCTTTTCCAATCCGGGATAAATGATACAGATACCGAAGATTTGCTTCCATTGTATTTTTTCATGGTGGGTGTAACACATGTTGTCATATTATCCCTCCACATCTGCGAATATGACAGTTTATTTTCATGATCTTTAATTTCTATGGAAAATTCTGACGAATACACATTCGTGAGTTTTGCGCCGTATCCATTTCTTCCGCCCACCACCCTCTTTTTTGAGTCATCGTAATTGGTCGATGTTAAGAGATGACCGAATGTAAGTTCCGGATTCCACAGTTGCTCCTTTTTGTGCATTTTAATGGATACGCCACCGAGAGGACCATTGTTTTCGATCGTGATTCTTCCAGAGTCTTTATCGATGGAGACATTTATATTCGTCACCTGTTTTGGATGGAGTGAATTTCTATCGACCGCATTTACGAGTATCTCGTCAAAAATTTTAAGAAGAGCGGGGGAATATTTGATATCCCTCTTTTCAAACTTTTTTCCATATTTATCAATAAGCCAATAGGTTTCTGGCGTTACTTCAACGGGACCAACATAGGAGTCGGGTCTCTTTAATATATGTTCTATATGGGAAAGTTTTTGAATGCTTTCTTTCATTTCACTTGAAAATCTATAGACGCAATTCTTTACTTAGGTTTTTTTAGATCACATATCGTCCGCCCGATATCTCCGGGCTATACGATAGTAGTCATTAAACCAATTTACAACCTCTTCCTTTGTTTTTGTCGCATTGGGTGTATATAAATTTTTAATAATTCCAGTTTCACGTTCCATTAGTTTTATTATGCTTACTTTAGGGGGACTTACAAAACAACACCTACATACCCTTCTTGCCTTTAACCTAAATAACTTAATTTGGGATACATTATTTAGTAAGAATAAAGGTCTTATGTGTCTATACTTGTATAATACTCTATGTTGTTCATCCGTGTCCGGTCTAATTATTATATCGAGTGGTGACTGACACACATAGCATTCATGTCTCCAGGATAATTTTGGCATACTTATGTATACGACGATGCTTTACTTTATAGCACTTTTAGTTATTTTGGTTCTTTTTTTGAACAGAAACAATACACGTCGGAGCAATAAGAAGTCGTTGGAGACTTTGGTACGTCAGTCCGCTCGTTATGCGACTGCCGCACAACAAGACGCAACACCCCTCATAGCTGTATTACATGCTAATTATGCCGCGGCATATCTCTATGCGGCGACTGATATAGCCACAGATTCCGAGATACATACAGCAACTGGCGTGGATGTAGTTACATTTAAAGAACATATCGTAAATGTTCAAGATATGGTAACCAAAAGAACAACAGAAAAATGCCCCCAATTTGCGGGAGAGGTTGATTTATATTTATCAACCATAGCCGGACAGGCAGATTTATAATTCCTAAGTGAAAATTAACATCTCATTTTTTCAGTTTTTTCTGGAATAATCCATGGAAGTTACACGCGACAGCTGCTGGTATGCGCTTCTTATGCAAACTATTAAATTTTACAAGGTTATCGAACCGGATGAACGCTGCGTCCGGCTCGCTGATGCCGAGTGGCGACTGAAGCGAAGACACGAAGCCATACGAAATGCGAAAGCTCAACGTGGAATCATCGTTATCGATCCAGTCATCGATGAACCCCGCGAAAAGAGGAATTCTCATAAGATATGCGCAGCCACTACACTGGCTGGAAAGAGGTGTAGTTACAGGGCTGTGTGCGGCGACTTTTGTAGAAAGCATAAGGTTCCTACAGAAGACATCGACGGTTTGGCGAACATGATGAAGGGAATTAAAATCGATAACAAATCTGTCTCAGACGGGAGTGTTGATGACCTTTGTACTATGTTGGGTGAAATTAAAATAAACGCCTAAATTAAAAGATGTTAGATCAAGACACCCTTAGACCTGTAATTATATCAATGATATTATACATATTATTAAGCGTTTCCATCCCTAAGTATGTAACAAAACCCACCGGAATTAGACTTATTGATGACATTATCACGTATCTTATAACCCAGAAGGGAAATATTGCGTCCGGTACCATATTGGTCGGGGTAGTGATACTCGCATCAAACCATATAAGTGACAAATTCCTGTAATACAAATTCTTTACTGACAAGTCGTTTAGTGTGGAAATGATCCATTATTTTAAGATTTCTTTTGACTGCGTCGGACATATACATGACAAGCTGATCGAAATCGGGTCTTCCCCATTCCATCCCCTTCTTGAAAAGAAAATCATCTTCTTCTAAGAATCCTGGCTCACAGTCGATTGTATAAGGGGTTTCGATGTATTCCGGGGCTCCCCCGTAATTTGTAATAATCACCGGCTTATTACGAAGTGCCGCCTCTACAGCGCCCATACCCACTCCTTCGGACGATGAAAAGCTTACATAACAATCAGATATTGTATGAATATCCTCCATTTCATCATCAGAAATAAGTCCATTTATAACTTTTACTCCCGGTAATGGAATATCTACATCCTGATTACACGTAGCTTTTACAATTAAGCGCACGTTTGGCATTTCTTGTTTTACTCGCATAAAAGCGGTTAAAATACCCTTAAAATTTTTTCTATTATCTGCTATATTTCCGATGTGATAAAAGGTATACGGTTTAAATTTTTTAGGGGCGGGGATGTGAGCGTGTATCGTGATAAAATTGTTTTTGGGGAATTGTTTTGATAACACATCTTTACAGAATTGACTTGGAACGAAAATCGTTTCAAATTCATCACATATTTTGCCATAATCTTCATGTACGGTTGCCGTTTCACAAACGGTCATACAGGACAAGTTCTTGACACGACTTTTCATGTATGGGATTAAATCCAGGGTAGGTTGTGTGGGTATAAGAAACACCAGACCATAATCACATTCTGGTATATCTTCACCAAAGTGATAATACTTCGACCCAGGGAAAAGCTTACAGTATTTACTACAATGTTGACCTATGCCACTTCTTAGTGTTGGTCCTATGAATATCATTTAGTATAAAGATAATCTTGCTTTTATGTATATTACAATGTCCGACATCAGACGAGAAATTCTTGAAGAGCTCACCCGTGTTCGTCTCGATAAGACACGACTCTATACCCTCCTTTTGAAAATAGTTGATTCTTGTGAATGTTGCACCAAGACGAGCGCCCCGGCCCCAGCCCCCGTCGCCGCTCCGGTCAAGGAAGAACCGGTCAAGGAAGAACCTGTCAAGGAAGAACCTGTCAAGGAAGAACCTGTCAAGGAAGAACCGGCCCCAGTCGAAGTAAAACCTAAGGCCAAAGCGACCACGAAGAAGGCCTCCTCCACCACTACGAAGAAGGCCACGACTAAGAAAGCTGGCGCTTCCACCTCCTCTTAAGTTCATTCATAATTCCTAATCTTTTGTTCGCAGGAGAATTTATAAATAATTCGAACTCTGTTTCAATTACAGTATATTCCTTTATTTTTATGTTATGTTTTTTCAGGGTTTTTTTGATCGTTTCCCTGTCAGGAAATTCCTCCATCGGGTTAAACAGGTCTGAGACTTTGTTATCCATTAACTAATATAAACATTTCACTTTTATATTAATTAATGAAAGCGTCACCTGTTACAGTTTCTAGGTTACAACGGGATACACTTCCGAAACGCAAAAGCGTCAAAAATTCTAAAAAACGAGATTTTCCCATAAAACGTCGTAATAATATTGGTTACGAATTTAAGGAATCTCTCGAAAAGTATAATAAAATCTGGAATTCGCCCAATCCGAGTAGTATAGCAATTCAAAGAGCTATCGCCGAAGTTTTTGCTCCTGATATCGAAACAGATAGTGAGTATTATGATTACTATTCTTCAATGGACAACGTACTTGGTATTATATTGGGTGGTGGTGTGGGGTCTCGTTTATATCCTCTGACGAAAAACAGATCAAAGCCCGCGGTCCCATTGGCTGGGAACTATAGGCTAATCGATATCCCAGTGAGTAATTGTCTAAATAGTGATATTACTAAAATGTATTGTCTCACTCAATTTAATTCCGTATCACTTACCCGTCATTTAAATCAGGCATATGATACCAATATTGGTTCCTTTTTGACGAAGGGATTCGTTGAAGTATTGGCGGCACAACAAAGTCCATCAAATGAATCATGGTTCAGGGGCACGGCCGATGCTGTTCGACAATATCAGTGGATTTTCGAAGAGACTGGATGCGATGAATATATTATATTGTCTGGCGATCACTTATATCGCATGGACTATAAACCGTTGATATATCATCATCGCCTAACCGAAGCTGATATTACCGTGTGTACCACGTATGTTGAGGAAGATAGGGCATCGTCGTTCGGTTTAATGAAAGTGGATTCACGGGGAAGAATTATCCAATTTTCTGAGAAACCCACCGGTGAAGATTTGTTTGAAATGAAAAATCAACCCAAAACGCCCCGATCCTCCAAGCCACCTTACCTCGCATCGATGGGCATTTATGTGTTTAGTGCCGATGTAGCAAAGAAATTGTTAATGGAGGAGATGCCATCGTCCAATGATTTCGGGAAGGAAATTATCCCTGATGCGAATTCCATGGGATATAATGTTCATTCGTACATTTTCGATGGTTATTGGGAAGATATTGGAACGATTGAATCATTTTATAACGCAAATTTGAAATGTAACAATAAAACACCAGATTTTAGTTTTTATGATTCTATTTCCCCTATTTATTCAAAGAGGCGACACTTGCCTCCTACGAGAATGGTCGAATGTTCTATAAACTCTTCGTCTGTCTGTGATGGTTCAACAATCGTTAAAAGTAAGATTGAAAATTCTACGATCGGTATTAGAAGTTACATAGGTGATAATTGTATTGTTACCGATTCTATTATAATGGGAGCTGATCATTTTGAAGAACCGGAAGAATGTGATGATATCCCGGGGTGTATTCCAATTGGTATTGGTCCCGATTGTATCATCAAGAAGGCTATCATCGATAAGAATGCTCGTATTGGTTCGGGATGCCATATCGTTAATGTTGATAATATTAAGGATTTGGATGCCGAGGATTGTGGGTATATGATTAAGGATGGTATTATTATCATTCCTAAGAACACCACACTTGAACCCGGTACAATCATTTAATATTGCGGTGGTCCCGGACTACCGTTTCTATTCATCCAATATATAAAAACACCAAATAATAACATTAATATAAATACTAAATACTTGAAAGGATATTTACTTTTGGGTTCATGCACTTCTTTATCTGGAAGGCGTTGGATATTTACATTTAAAGAATCTAATTTTCTAGCCAATTTGTCCAATGATATCAATATTTGAAGTTCCCTGTCTTTTGGTTTTTCTTTTACATCTACTGTTGTAATTTCTAGAATCATATACCACTTTGAATCTGATTTTAGTGTAACATAATCCCCATCATCCTGTTCTTCATATATTTTAAAGTTTAATTTCTTTATGGACATGGGATTGAAATAATTTGTCTTTCTTTGAAACATTCTAGCTTGTTTGTCTCTAAGAATGGTTGTAGAAGTTTCGGTAAAGTGTCTTTCTAGTGGTACTCTTGCCAATACCTGACCATGTCGTTCATCTATAAGCTGTGCCGATTTGGGGATATCTGGACACACAATATCGACATATTTGGGGACGTTTGATACAGAACCCGGGGCTCCGACCTGGGTGATATAGAAATCAACCATCTTGACGCCCATTACACGACTCATATCTTCGACGTGTGTATTGGATTTAAGATTTAGGTCGAGTGCAAATGTATTATTTGTCCCATCTACAAAATTAGAATCCAACATCACATACTGAACCTTTTTTGGTAAATCATGCAGAGACATATTATGAAATATACCAATATAAAAAAAAAGTTAATAATTAACATACGATGTGGTGGCTATACCTCAAGGCATTCAAAAATATAATTGAACCGACATTTGTATATAGGTTTGTTGTTGGTTTAACTATCGACACGGTTAAGTTTATGGGTAAAGTACCGATGATTGTCGGTACTCTCAGCAAATTTACATATAAAAACATGAAACTCGCACCAAACAAAGCTCAAGTTTATTATGAAAATATGAAACAAAACATGACGACCGAAATGATACAAGGAGGTGTGAATAAAATGATTGAAAATATTCACAACGAAAAATTAATATTAGAACAGGATCTTTTAAAAAAGCGGTATAAAATGGAGTGATTTAGTTAACATAAGAATAATGTTTCCTGGATTAGGTGTGGGTATTATAATGTCGGTGCTGGCGTTGTTATCCGGAACTCCCCTCGAACCGCTCCCATTTTTATTCATTTTATCTTCTGCTAGATATGTGTATGGTTCTGATAGATATTTGGACGGTAAAACTGAAGATAATCCCGAATTACTTACTTTATCCCTTATTTTATCTATGAGTATTCTGTATTATTACAATCATCCATTATGGGCATTAGTTGAGGCTTCGTGTTTGCAAATATACGATCCTCTTAAAAAGAGTTTTCCCATTTTGAAACCATTTTATGTCGGCAGTTTATTGTCATGTATTATTACCGTGGTTCCCCATATAATTTCGGGTGTAGATGTCATCCCCGGTGATGTTGTATCCATGGCGTTGCTTACGAGTGGTATAAGTAATATGGCAGACATAGATGACGTTGATGATGATTTAGACAATGAGATATACACAATTCCTGTTAAATATGGTGTACCATCTACTCGTATATTAACGAGTGGATTGTTTTTGGGGGCGGCATCCATATCAGCAAAGACGCACATTTTCCGGGCACTTCCCATCAGATCGCGACAGCGCACGAGAATGAAATCTCACCCCAAACTATTATCTAACCATATAGTAACATGTTGAGCAAACTTATATTTAACGAAGTCGCGTTGATTATGTTGGTTACAATTGCGTTTGGTCAATTGTATAGCTTATCTCCATCCAACGATTTCGGATTTAAGCGACCAATTGATCCGTATTATTACGCATTTTCCCTGATGAGCACAGCAGGGGGTTCAGAATTTAGACCCACGACAGATAGAGCCAAGAGTCTTGTTATGGTTCAATATATGGTCATCGTTACGGGGGTTGTTACTATCATTAGCCAAGCAGTTTTGGGTAAATAATTCCTAAGTTGGATTTCATCGGCGAGAAACTAAAATGGATTACATTCCATTGGTCACACACGAATACACGTTAGCTTTTTTGCAAGCTACAGAACCACTGTGTTCCGACGTTCAGCGAATAATCTGGCATAAAATTTTATACGACGAAGATAGGGAGTTAATAACTCCACCGGCGCCAATAAAGAAAGAAAAATGTTTTCCGATATATTACAGAACTTCCGGGAGTTGCTTGCCCCGGAACCTATTCAGCGACAACCATCACTGATGGATGTGCTCAGACAAGAATCCCCCGAACCAGAGGAAGATCGTCATTTACCCGTCATTGTCTCTACTACCCCCGTTAGATTTACAAATTATCCTTCCATTTTGGTTAAGGAACCAAAGGGATATATAATCGCAACTAACGAGGCAAATGAAGAGATTATAATGGAGGTATCGGTAAATGATAAATTCTCGGATACAATCCAAGTCAATTCAGATAAAGAAAAAGATCACTATTACATATAAGAATGGCTAGTGTAAAACAGAAACTAGAAGACATTCAATTGAAGTCGGAAAAAACTCTTTCCGACTTCAAGAGAAGAAATAAGAACGATTTTATTATGTACGGAGAAACGTCCAATTATAATGGACACATACAACAACTTCGTCATTTTAAGGACAGGATTAGAAAGAAAATTATAGATTTAAAAAAGGAGGAATGTACGATGACCATTTCATCACTCATGAACGAGTACAATTCCATAGATACCGACAGTGAAAGATTAACTCAATACATGAGAATTGAATTGGATAATAACGAAAAGGAGAAATGGTATAATAAACAATTCGATACGTGGCAAAATATGCCCCCCAGACAAGAATGTAAGGATTTTTCCATAGATGAGAGATTGAAATATTCGTATGGCAGGTTAATATTATTCAAGTATCTAGAGGATCGTTGGAAAATCCAAACATTTGGTAAAGATTTGGGTTCTAGGTTAGATTTTTTTTAATAACATATTATTTTTCTGTGGTAATATTAAGTACACATGAGTGCGTTAAATCCGCAACCACTCTCACTACCCTCGACATCCCGCCCGAGTCGTCGAAATGATCCAGTAAAGACTATATTGAATTTAGTTGATAAAAACAAATTTAACATGCCCGAGGGCGATTACATAGAGATATGTAGAAATTTGAGACATCTTCACGCGCGTTCTATACCCGGTGTTACTCGGAGACTAATAACGAAGATGGTTCCTCGTATAGTAACAATGGCCACCGTACCGGTTTTAATACTGCGTTCGTTTTTTAAGTTTAAAAAAATTAAACGGGCGTTTAATGTGATGCCAAATGGCTCCAGATTTGCCATAATACGAGGTGATGATAAGTTTATTCTTTCGTAATTATTATTTATCGTCTTACAATACAATCTATCAAGATTAAACCATTACCTAACGCGGCTAATACTTGTATCGATCGGCTCAATAGTTCTCTTTCCATCCTGATATAACGTGTCAAAATTTTTAAGCTTGAGTTTCGATGAGCGATGATGGCATACGAGGCAGTTCATCATCGTCATCCATATCTGCCCATGATTTACTCGTAGATGCTTCGTTCATTTTTTCCTTGTTTAACAGTTTTCGCAGATTTTCAACCAGCGCCGAATCCGTACATTCAAATTGCTCTTCGGGCATCTTGGGATCCATCACATCTCCGTGAGATTTACATAACTCACACGGAACGCTTGAATTTTCTTGACACGTATGTTCCGGTTGAATTTTCTTCTTTTTTGTTTTTTTCGGAACACGCGGAGGTTTCGGAACGGGTTCGGGTTTATTGAGGTGCATGCGACAATATCGTTCCCCGTCTATACACTTATTTCCACACGGAAGACCCTTTGCCGTTTTGCCCTCGCACGACTTTTTGGGTTGTGGAATCATCTTCTTCAATGTTTGAACTTCGGTAGTCAAAGATTGAACAAGATTTGTTAATTCAGATATCTGTTTCTCGATGTCAGCCATTTTTTTATTTGAAAAAATAGTGAGATTCGTTCGACTTAGGCATTTATTTAGCTTTTTTTGGATCCATGTTAGTCCATGGAACTTTTCCCGTGTTTGTATCGTCGAGGGTCATGGGCGCGATTTTTGTGTTCTTCTCTGGGGTAGCCGCTTCGAACGTGACCGTCTTCTTTTCGTCTTTTTTCTTCTTTTCATCCATCATGATCTTAACGAGGGCTCTCAAAACGGCGATGGCCAACACGATGGTTACGATTCGTCCTGCGTATTTGAGGAGACTGTTCATGTTATAGTATGGTTAGATTTTGTTTTAGAACCCCCATGTTTTCTGGCCCCAGAATATTTTGTTGGCTGCTCCGATAATGGAACCGGCGGCTTTGCCGATCTTACCGGGCTGTTTCTTTTTCGCTTTTTCGTCCTTTCGTTTCGCTTCGGCCCTCCGTCTTGCTTGTTCGGCCGCTTTCTTGGCTCGCGCCGCCGCGAGTGCGCGCTTGCGTGCGGCGATGACGTTGAAAGAAATCTTTTGCATGCCCCCTCCGATCTTCCTGGCACCACGACGCGCGCGCGCGAGCGCGAGCGCGCGCTCGGCCGCCTGTTTCGCCCGCCACGCCGCTTTTTGCGCTCTAGCGCGTGCGATGGATCTGGGACCCTTAGACATCTTGCGCCCCCACCTCACTCTTTTCACCGCCTGTTTCGCCCGCCACGCCGCTTTTTGCGCTCTAGCGCGTGCGATGGATCTGGGACCCATAGACATTATGCGCCCTCGGTGTTTCATCACGCGCTTCGCGTGTTGCTTCGCCCGACGGTGGGTGCCTCGTGGGTCACTTCTAATTATGCTCTTTGCTTTTCTCCCCGCGTGTCTCAATCGCATTTGTGCGCCCCGGTCTCCCATCTTTGCGCGATCGCTGAGTTTTCTAACCGCGGCCCCACTTATCCCGAGTACCATCGCCACGGTCGCCATAAACACGGCGGGGTGATGACCCACC